CAACTCCATGATGGCGTCGATGTCTTGCGGCTGATACTCCACGTAAGGGCGAGCTGGAATGTTTGCCCGAGGAGCCCCCATCTGGTGGAATCCTGCGTACTTTACTCGGCCGGAAATGCTGGTAAGCGCCAACATGTCCTTGGTGACAGTCCAGCTACTCGGATCTGTCGCGGCATCATAGAGTTTACCGGACCGGTAAAGAATCGGTCCGGTGTGGTTATTCCGGTTTCTGACGGTTCCGGGGGCTAGCGGTGCCCATTTCGGTCGGCCACCATGTTCGAAGTTCGCCGCTACCGAAGGGATCACCACATCGTGCAGCGCTACTTCCAGCGGTTCCTTGAAATCGGACAGTTTGAATTCCAACAGATCGATCTTGGTTTCCAACACCGTGAGTTGCCGGAAGAATGAATCACTCAATTCAATCTTCGGTAACCGAACAGGCATGGTCATAACGTTCTTTTCCTAAGGAATCGAATTAGAAGACCTTGCCCATGCTGAACCTGGCCGGACCCAACGAGGAATCATCCACCGTTGGGTCCAGCGCACTCGATGCGTCATTTGGATAGAACGCCGGATTAGGGCTTGAGATCGGGATGACTCCTGGAATTTCGATGGTTCCATCAATAAGACCAGTGATTAACATTTCCGCGTTACCGCGCAGCATCGCGGCGTAGTCGTTTGTTACTCCCTGGTTTTCGCTGTAGGCACGATCGTAAATCCAGGCTGCATAAAGTTTGGTAATGCACACCCGCACAATGGCGGGTGTCGTATCCGGGTCGAGCCAGACGGTGGTGTCATACACGGTGCCAAGGCGGGCGAACACTTCTGCCTCAAGTTGGGGCAGAAAGTTCAAGTCAAGGGCAGTGATGGGCAGTTTGGTGGTTTCTACCCATCCCTTGACTTCCTGGACCGTGATGACCGTCATGAATTACTTCTTGGTGTTTGTCGTCTTGCTCGACGTGTCGGTGGCCTGTGCCGCAGTGCCCTGCGGAGTGGCCGCCATTGCCTGGGGCGTGGTCTCACCCTTTGCCGCCGCCGAGACATCGCCAACCTGCTGCGCGTCTTGACCGGTCGGGTTCTCCGGAGACGCAGCTTCTGCGTTGACCGAAGTGTCCGGGCCATTGTTGCCGTCATCCTCAACACGCACAGAACCAGCGTCGTAGAGCGCCTTGAGCTCTTCCTTGGTGAACTTGGACGTGTCCACCGGCTCGTTGGCAGGCATGTCTTCGCCGTTGTGCCGGATTGCGGTCACTGCGATAAGCTTCTTCGCCATGTTTCCTCCTTTGGTTGAGCAGTTGAGTTGTTACGCAACCGCCGACTTGATGAGGTAACCAGCGATCGACTTACCGGCGTCGGATGTACCCGCATCACCCTGAGCAACAAGCTTCACGTCGTAGTACCGCGAAACCCGGATAACGTCCGACTTCCGCTTGTCCTCGCGCCAGCGGTCGACAGTCTGGTTGTTCCAGACGAACTCGTACCCGTAGGCCGGAACCTTCAAACCGGGACCACCCGGCACGTAGGCAACCACGACATCCTTGCCCCACAGGTAACCAAGCGAAGCAGTCGCGCCAAGGTGGGCGCTGTTGATCCCCACACCGGGCACGATAACCCGCTCGAACCCGAGAACCGAAGCAAGCAACTCAGGCGAGAAAATCGCCCGCTCGGAGTACTTGATCCGCTCCAGGAAGTCCGGGTGGTCTTCCAGCTTCACCATGACCTGGTAAGGAATGACCGCAACGTTCGGGTCCTGGAAGATACGGCCGTTAATCGCGATCTTCGCCGAACGCAGATCCGAGATCGGGTCGGAGTTGGCGTAGTCATTCCACTGCGAAGTACCAGAAAGCGTCACCGTGTTACCGGAGGCGTAGTTGGCCGCTGTGGTGGAAATGGTCTGGAACGCACGTTCCCGACCGAGCAGGATCTTCGAGGTCACCAGCAGCGTACCGTCGCGGTCCGGAGAAAGCGGAGAATCCGCGTTTTCCCGCTCCTCGTCAGTAACCGCAATCTGGAGCGCGTGCTCCTGGGCGTAGTACGTGTCCAGCGAAACAGCGGCACCGCTGATTTCGTTGGCCTCAGTACCCGGAGCCCGAAGGTCGTGCTCAGGGAGCCAACCTTCACGGCCGAAGATGTAGTACTTGTCAGACTGCTTCCGCACGCTCACGGCCGGGAACAGCGCCGCGCCAGCAAGACCCTGGGTCGGCCAACCAACCGAAATGTTGGTCAGAACCTGGTCAATGTGGACGTTACCGGAACCAGTCACATTGTAAACTGCCATTTAAGGTTTCCCTCCCTTCGCTTACGCGCCGAACTGAGTGCCGGGAGTAAGGAGAACGTCGATAAGATCGCCGGTGGCGACCGTACCAGCCGATGGGTCAGTACCCACCACAATGCCCAGAACTTGGGCAGTCGCACCAGTAGCAGTGATAACCGAACCATCGGTGCCGTTGGGCATGACCCGCGAGCCGATCGTCACACCAGTGGCGACACCCACACGGACCTTGGTGATGCCCATGAAACGAACATCCGCGATGGCTTTGCCGGTGGCAACCTTGGCGGCGTCGATGTTTTCCTGTACGACAAAGGCAATGTTACCGGCGGTCGACGCAAGCTGAATGTCCATCAATCCAGCAGTGGTAATCTTCACGCACCGGAACGCCTGCACACCAGTGGTGGCAGAGCTGTTGTACGTGGAAAGAACCGGAACGCCCTTATCGAGGACGTAGTTAGAACCAGCCATAATTCACCTCCTGCAAATTAGTCGCGGAACGAGTAGTTAGCCACACGGTACTGCTCGTAGAGCTTCGGGTCGTTTGCCGCGACCTGCTCCATCGCCTCGGCCAGCGAAACCTTGCCACCCGACTCGGCAGCAACCTTGTTGGCCTCGTCCATGAACATGCTCACCGGGTCTTTGGCCCGACCGTAACGAACCGAGGTACCGGCCCGCTCACCCAACTCCACCATCATGGCGGTCGAAGAGCGCATGTTTTCCAAAATCTGCCAGAACCGCTCAGTCAGCCCGATCGGCAGGTCCATGGCAAAGTCGTGGACCAGATCCTTGGCAACCGGAGTCAGCACAATCTTGGAGCGGTCAAACTCCGAAAGGCGCCGCTCAACGTCTGCCTCGCGAAGGGCGAAGTTGTGCTCGGCAATGGACTTGTGCTGGGCTTCCACCGTGTCAAGCAGGGCCTTGACCATCGGGTTGCTGTCGGCGAGCTGCTTGAGCTCTTCCGAAAGCTGAACCGTAGGCACTTGCGGCTTCGGCTTGTCCACAGGGGTAGTCGTCGGCGGCTTCAACTCAGACAGCTTGGCAATAAGCTCGGTCTCGGTTGTTTCCGCCGGGAGGCCAAGAGCCTCGACCAACTTCTTCAGATCCACATCAACCTCCTCCGAGGTATTGTCGTTGTGCTGATTGCCGCCAGAACCTTCGGTGAACAACTGGCGCTGGGAAACGACCAGTTCGGCCATTCCCACCATCGCATCGATGGAACCCTCGGAAAGGTTGATCGGCAGCAAATTCTTCATGTATGGACGGTTGGTCAGCGCGCCACCAAAAAACACGTTGTCGTGCTTCTTGCCAGTAGCATCTGTCCAAGAGTCCTGATACTCGGCCGAGAAATACCGCCAAGCCTTTTCCTTGATCTTCTCAGCCGCAGCCTTCGTCCACTCCACAAAGACCCACAGGCCGTCCGGGCGGGCGTCAGCTTTCTTGACCCAACCAGCAGCCTCACCATCACCGCCGTTTGCGCCGTGCATGATGTTAATGCTGGGGTCAATCCCGCGAATCCGAGCGTTCACGCTGTCGGCAAATGCGCGGATCTTGTCTGCGGTGTACTTCATCTTGCCAAACACCGGGTGGGTGTACTCGCCAAGCGGCAAAGCGTGTACCCACGATGCTGTCTGATCGGTACTTTCATCCAGCGTGACGGTGTTCAGGTCGACAACGTACAGAACGCCTTTGTCCATGCTTCCTCCCTCCGGACTACTCAGTGGTCTTGATGTTCGGGAACTTGCGCTTCACTGCGGCCCGGACTCGGGCCTTTTCCTCGGGCGTGCCGTGCTGGGCCACACGGGCCAAGGCATTGCGGGCATGGGCTTCATCCGGAATCGGGTAGCTGCGCGTTTCCGGAATTGCGAACGTCCCCTTCGGCAGTGCCTTCCTGGCCCTCGTGGTCAGTTCAGCCAAAGAAACAGGGTCTTGACGAGAGCCATAATATGCGATAGAGCGCAGGGTAGCAACATCATGGCCGTTGTCAATCCTCGCCTGGCGATTTGCTTCGTCACGGCGTTGGCGAACAGAGACGATGCTGCGAGTTCTGTCGGACATCGACAAAACCTCCAGTCGGGCGGGCGTCATGTATGACATCGATGATCTTGCTATGCAAAATCCGGAAAGTGCCAAAAGGACACGTTTCCGGATTTAGGCAAAAATTTTTTGGGGTCTAGCGTTGGGCTTTATGCGGGGGTCTGTGGACAAGAGGTGGGTAGTGGTGCCGTGTTAAGTCAGTAAGCGTGCCTTGGGATGCTCGTGTTTGGCCGGGGCATGTCAGCTCGCTGGGGATGGCGTACGGCGGGTAGTCAGCTCGGGATGTGCCATTGGGCGGGTAGCCACGTCATTGGTAAATGAACGTTGAGGTAACCGAAGAAGTGCCAATCGTGTAGGTGTTGGATTGGGCGGGCACAAAAGTACGGTACATCAACGGATCGTAGTTCATTCGGGTTCGGATGTAATCCGACAGGCTCATATGGGCTTTGTCGGCCCGTTCCCGCAAACCGCGTAGTTCGTCTTCGCTGAACCGAATCGAAACAACCCGCTCTTTACGATACGGTTTGCGGGGCCGATCCTCTGCCATCTTAACCTCCGGAGTTATCGCGGCTTGAGTTGCTCTTGCCGGTGTGTACCGGTGGCGTATTCGCCTGTCGAGGCGGACCAACCCGAGACGGCTGTGGAGCATGTGGCACGCCATCGACAACGACTTGCGGTTCGGGCTTCTTTTTGGTTTGGGTATTTTGCTGGTGCTGACTGTCCCCACCATCGGCAGGCATGGCGTTCGGGTCTTGCCCACCACCGGGTGGAAGTGGCATCCGAGCCGTGTCCGGGTCAGCAGGCGGCAAGTCCAGCTCAGAACGCAGGAACTTCTCCAACGGGTCATCCGGACGAATAGCCCCGGCACCAACAAAGTTGCGGAAAGCAAACGACAACGTGCGCAACGACTCTTCTTCACCAATGCGACGCACCCGAAGACACGGGTTTTTGCCCCGAGCGAAGTTCATCCCGACCAACTGCGGAATCAGGTACTTGTTGACGGTGTCGCACAACGTGTTAGCAATGTAGCGGGTCGCCTTGTAGTACACGTCCAGGGAATCCGGGTTCACGTTGGACTCATCCATGAACGGGGCCAGAATGTTGGACTTGATCTTCATGTCGTGGTGTTCGATGGATTTCAAACAATCCACCGGCTGACCTTCCAACTTGGCAAAGGCCACTTCCCAGTTCATCGGCACGACAATGTGCGCCCGTTCGTTGGTGCGCAGGTTACGCCCCAAGTTCTCGGCCAGTGCCCGATCATCGGTGGAAAAACCCAACGGCATCTTAATGATCGGCACGCCAATACCGTGGCGCTCTTTTTGGATCGCGTCGATTTTGTACATGGTGTCTTTGTAGTAGTAGTGCTTGTAGGCACTGCGCAAAATCGACACCCCGCGCAGATCCCCGGCTTCCTTCTCCAAGGTGAACACGATCGCCTTGGTGATCGGAATCGTCACCGTTTTGGGGTCAAACGTCGGGTTGTTGAACTGGTTGTAGTTGCCGGTGACCGCTGCGTTCGGGATGCCGAAGCTCGACAACGCCGGACCGGGCATGTTCCCGGTACCTTGGATGGAAATATTTTCCATGATGAACCCATCCGGGCCACCGTTTTCGTCCCACACCCACTCCCGAATGTCCATCGGGTGGCGAGCAGCCAACTTACCCAACCGAAGCTTGCCGTCTTTGACCTTATCGGCATCTGAGCCAGGCTCGGTCCACACCTTCTCAAAGGCCATGTACCCGTAGTCGCACATCAACAGCGCGTCTTCGACCACCTGCGACCATGGCGTAGACAGGTACAAAAACAGGTTCTCTTCGACAAACTCGGCGATGGACTTGTTCAGCGCGGTGTCATCGTAGGGCTCAACAAACCACCGAGCCGCCTGAATCGGCGTTTTGAGCAAGCGCAACGCCCCACGAATCGTGCCATCGGCCCGCTTCATGTCGTAGTAGGTGCGCAAGCCAATCTTGTCCCGAAGCTCCGGCACCCGCTCATCACGGGTCCAAGCCGTCCACGGACTCGGCGAAGAATAACCAAGCTCCCGAGTGGCAAACCCGGGCTCAATGTTCTGCGACTGGTCGGCCAAGATGACGTACGAACCGTTGGCCGGATCGTGGTTGGCCGCCACAATCTGGTACTTGCCCGAAACTGCCTCTTGCAGCGACATCTGCCGCTGCGCCGCATACGCCTCAAGATCAGCAATTTTCCCGTCGCTGGTCTCAATCGTCGTCATACTCGACACCCCCTAAGTCAACCCAGTGTCTGCACGATTTTGCCAAATACACAAGTTTGCTGGGTAATGGGTGCACATCGAGTAGATACTTTTTCGTGACATACGCCAGCACCGCTGTGGTGAACAGGACCCCACACGCGGCTGCCAGATGTTCGGCACGGCTGGTCAATATTTTCCCTTACGGCGAGGGAGGCTAGGGAGGCTAGGGAGGCGGGCAGTCGGTTGCTTTGGTGTGTTATGCAGTGGGCTAGGTGTGTCGGCAGAGTAGCGGCGAAACTGGGCGAGCGGGACGCGGATAGTCAGAGAAGTCAGTCCTGGCGTGCGTGGGATAGTCAAGCAAGGTGTTGTTGTGTAGGGGGTAGTCAAGCAAAGGTCTTGTTCGTGGTGAAGTAGCCAGAAGCTGGCGTGTCATGCATATCCGAAAGATCCATCACATCACCTAAACTCATGGTGGCGCCGAGCTTCAGCACATGCATCAACCCGTAACGCAGCGCATCCAGGGCGTGATCATCCTTTTTGAAGGTTTGCTCTCGTGGGTCTTGCCCACGCACCGGGTCTTGGTTGCGGTAATTATTGAACTCCCGGATTAGGTTGTAACACGAATGATCCACGGTCAACCAGGGCATCTCGATCGGCGTGCCGAACTCATCCTCATCGACCTGCTGCAACATTAGCAGACCCTTGACCAGCTCGATACCTTCGCGCTTACCAGACTCCAACGACCCACCCTGGGTGCCGGTCTTGGAGCGAGGGTCGCCCACACAGGGCGCGAAGTCTTCCGAGACAGAAACGACAGCCTCAGGATCGGCAGCGTCGCCAAAGGTCAAATTCAAATGGTAATCCGGCGGCTGTGGCCGGCTTTTCAATTCGTTGAGAAAGTCCTTCAACCGCGTGTGTGTTTTGTAGTGCTCCCGCCACACCCGGCACCGACCAAAGCTGTCAATTTGAAACTCCACAGCGGCCATCGGGGCAGCCCAACCCCAGTCAAAAGCGATGTAGTTGGGCAGCAGCGGATTGTACTTGACCTCTTGCACGTGCACCGCTTCGTCCCACTCGCCATACACCTTACCGGCAAATGAGGTGAAGTCCGCCGCATACTCCTGAAGGAACTCTTCTTTCGGAGTGGTGCGCATGGTCAGCAGGATTTCCGGGTCGAGCTTTCCCTTGGGGTAGACGTACGGGTTTTCCCAACTCGGGAACTGCCAGGACTCAAACTCCGGCTCTTGCGGATCACGACCCATCTTCCACAGGTTGTAGATCCAGTTCTGGCCTTCCGGTGTCGTTGGGAAAATCGCCGAACCACGGTAGTCAGTGAGGGATGGCCGGATAAAGCGATCCCAAGTGTCCTGGGTGTGCTTAGCGGCCTCGGACATGATGACGCCATGAAGACCCTCGCCGACCAGATTCTCCGGTCGATCTGCCGAACGAACCTCAATACGAGTACGCCAGGGAAACTCGATGGATAGATCGCCCTGCTTCTTAGCATATGACCGCTTGACATCTTTTTCCTTGCCAAGGCCAAGCTTGATGATCATGTCGTTCCAGATAATCCGGAACTCTTTTTCGCCCAGGTCATAGGTCGGCCCGACAATCCAATATCGTCGATTCGGAATCAGCAGCAACGGCTCGTACTCTTTGGCCGCCATCTGGGATTTGCCGAATCGACGCCCACAAATCGGGATCTTGAAGCGCGCCGTGGACCGGTGAAACAACAACTGCTTCGGGTGCGGCTTATAACCAATCAGGTCAAAGTACCGAAACTTGTCAATGTTGTACAACCGCTCCAGTTTTTTGGCCCGAACAGCCTGCGTCTCCATACCCTCTGGGGTGGGCGTACCTTCCGGCTCGCTGTCTTCTTCATCGCCCGGTGTGGGTTGATGCGCGGCCATATTTTCCTCCCTGGTGAACGTGTCGTGTTGGGTTGGAAAGATGCGGGGGGAAAAGTATAGTCGCGGTGGGCGGGACTGCGAAGGATAGTCAAGTTGTTGATGTGGAAGGGTATGCCAAGGATAGTCAATCGAAGTGGGACGGGTGGCGGAGTTTAGTCAGTGAGGACGGAAATTGGGGAGGATAGTCGCAAGGATCGGGCAGTTTGGATCGAGGGAACAGCAGTGCAGGACAGTCAGGCGTTGGGATCGATACGAGCATTGAATCCGAAAGCTACCCCATCGCGCCAGCCTTGGGTGTAAATCGCGTATGGCTTGGTCGGCTCACCATCGGTAGCGATCTGGTCTTCAATTTGTTGATGTGCCTGAGCCTCATCATCAACACATTCTTGCGGGACCGGATGGGCCTGCTTGACCTCACCGTACCGGGTCAATCGATCCTGCCCAGCAGAAACCCGGAAGCTTACTTCCCAATACAACGCCATGATGAATCCTCTTTCGAGAAGAACTTGAAGGTTATCGTGGAATGTGGAGGTTAATCATCAGTAATTGGTCTTGTCAGCGCTAATTGGGCGCTAATCCAAGCCCTATCTGCTTCTGTGAGATTGTGCCCTTTTTGCTGTGATTCCTCGCCTCTGGCCGCAATATACGCGGTGAAATGCCCAATCACGTTGGCCCACAACGAGATCAGAATGACCCAAGCAATTGAGTTCTTCCACCACAACATACTTGGCAGGCACAGCACTAACCAAACAATTGTCGCCCAGAAGTTGAAAACCTTGAGCTTCCGGGCGGTCGACACCCTAGTCCATCACGGAACGGTCTAGGTAAATGGCCACCGAAGATGTGACGCTAGCGACAGCCGGAGCCGCCACCAAAATCGAGTCATCCGCGTTGATCGGTATAGGTGTGGCAGGAATGTACACCCCCTGGTTATTGGCCAACGTGATGGTATTGAGCACCACACTGTAGCCTGCGCCAGCTCCAGAGGTCAGGGTTACCGTCACCGAACCAGTCGCGGTACCCGAATATGCCACTGTCACCATTCGCAACTTCGCGGGCTTGGCCAAAGCGCCGGAAGTCGACAGGTTATTCGCCGCGTTCGTACCGGATGTCGCAATAACCCGCAGACACCCAGAATAGTCATTTGCCAATGTCCACTCCTTCAGCACTCCATCCAATGACGCCTCGGCATCGTGGACAATCTCGCAAACCCTCGACCCACCCTGGATTTCCAAGAGTATTTTGATATATTAACTCTTGCCACATCCAAGGAAACTCGCAGTTTTCACAGGCTATTTGGACTTTGACTTGTCGCTTTCGGTAAGCAGACATTTAGTACATGCCGCTCTTCAGCAGTTCGGTCCGCCGTGCGTCTTCATCCCCGGCGCCATCTTCGAAGCCGTGGACTTCGCCGCATTACCCTTCGTGGTCTTCGTGGCGGACTTGACCGCCTTCGCGGTGTTGCCGGAAGCCTTCTTCACCGCAGCCTTTTTCGCAGCCACCTTCTTACCTCCTGAAATCGATGCGTCCATATGGACATTGCCTGAACCAGTCGGATTATAAACGCTCATCGTGACTCAAGACCATCAAGTGGATCTTGAACGTAGGTTGGGTTGGTTGGATTTTCGGTAGCATCTCCTGGTGCGATTCGTTGCGTCTTGCCTTGCACACCGGTTTCAAAATCGTTTCGGATCTTTGTCGCTGACTCGTCTTCTTCGTAGAAATCAATAGACTGCGGATTGTTCGGATTCGGCGGAACATAATGGGCCGCGTCGGAACCCGGAAGGTAACTTTCCTCTTCGTCTGACGTTTCTTCATTTGTGGATGTTTCCGCGTTCGTAGCCTGGTCTTGGTTTGTCTCCGTCAGATACCACTCATGCGTCGGATCAAGCCGATCACGTTGCTCTGACGACGGAACATCAGTAATCACGGCGTCGTTCGTGGTTTGCAACGGTTCCGTATTGGGATTATGTACCGGGTCTGACGTTTGCGCCGCCAACCAATCATTGGACGTCGGATCTTTGACCTCATGCGACTGCTGCCAAGCCTTCACCTGCCGCAACCCACGATCAATCAAATCCAAATGGTGCTGCGGAGACTTACTCTGCACGCACAACATCCGATAAAACTTGATCACTTCCGGGGTCAGATTATCCCGAGCCCGAAACACAAAAACCGGCTCATCCGCCTCGATCGTAGACCATGGCGCATCTGGAAACTCGATGCGACCATACTTCAAATCAGTTGCCACTACTTCGTTCCCTTCGTGACATGCTGACAATCACACCACGTTTCGCCCCGACACATGTCATGCCGCTTATCCGCACACTCTTGGCAAATGAAAGTTAGGAAAGTTAGCACCGTCTTCATCTTCATCACATCGTCCTGTTCTGCGTTGGCTTCGGCTCTTCTTTATGCTGCCAGGCTTGATCTTCGTTTTTCGCGGCGTCGTACCGAGCAAGTGCGGCGTTCGCCCAGAACACCACTTCCTCCAACTTCGTGATCGCGAGGTTCTTTTCCCGACAATCCGGGACAGTCTCATTGATCACTGTAGCGTAAGAATGCGCAATACTACGAATCAATTCCCGCTTTTGCGCATTTTCGGCACTCGTCTGATGCAGGGTGAACCTATTTCGCAAGTCCCACACCGGGAGCATGTCACATCCTTTGGGAAATTGTGGTTGGTGGGAAGGAAATGATCTTGGACTTTACGCCTCGGCGCCGCAAGCACTTGTCACCTGAGATGGTGAGTGTGTGGCGTGGGGAGCTTTGTCGAACGTGAGAGGGGCGGGAGGTGCGTCATGACACGCCTTGTCTAGGGTTTCGTGGTCATGTCGGAAAAGTGTGGCGGTGTACGGGTCCGTCGGTTTTTGGTTTGGAAGTCGTACAGGATGGTCAGTTTGTAAGGCCAGTGAAGTTCGGGTGGGTCGTCGGTGACGGTGGGTTCTGGTGAGAACATGGCAAGTCAGCCACGACGCGTCATGTCGCGGTTTGCTCGGTCAGTAATTTGGAAGGTGTAGGTTGGCTCCAGTCAGAAATCGGATGGTGCGGTTTGGAAAGTCAGGTTGTGTCAGGTGGAGGTACGTCGGGCGTCGTTGTGGGGAGCATAGTCAGACGTAGCGGTAGACCAGTAATCGGACAGGAAAGTCAAAAAGGCGGGACGTTTAGGAGAGTCAGGAGTTTTACCGGTTAAAATAGCCCGGTGTGGTGCCCCGCATTGTCGTCAGACGGGCCACATTGGTCAGATTCGGCGCGGAAAAACCGTTCAAATTCACATTCCCGGTATCTGTCGGCAGCGCCCCGCTTGGTGTACCTGAACCATCATCAACAAAAGTCAACGTACCAGGAAGGTTTTGGGTACCCATCAACAACTCAGAACCCGACGTACGACCATAAACTCGCCACTGCGTAGCACCCGCTGGAGCAAGACCAGTCACATCAACCGTCACAGTCGACGTAGCACCAGTGGTCACTTGTGTTTTTGCCGGACTTGGCGCAGAAACCAACGTACCGTACAACCAAGCAATCCGGTACGAATACGTACCAGCCGCCAACGTACCACCAGTCGTGGAAGTACTTGTGGCAGGCGCAGTTGAAGCAGCCTTGGTGTCTTGCAAAACCGGCAACGCGAATGTCTGGCCAACGGCATTGCGGTAAATCACCGTGTCCTGACGCCGAGCATTGCGACTATTGGGCATTTTTTCACGTCCTCTCCACCATGCAATATTGACCAGGATGTGGCAGAGTGTCGAATATCGACATCCTACCAGCTCAGCACCAAAAACACGACACCCTGTCGGGAATGTCCACCCTCCCCTTCGGGGAACCCACAGCGGGCTCGCATGAGCTACAGCGGGCTACTCGTGTTCAGCGACCTCATCGGCCGCCACAGCAACGCTGTCGAAAATTTTCTCCCAAGCCGGGCGGTCATCGGTAGGCCGGGCAGTCGGATTATTCGTGGTGCCCATCGAACGGTCAATAACGTACTTCTGCGCTTGAAAACGCAGCGCAGCGTTGGGTTCATGAATCGCCATGTGCGTCATGCCCATTACCGCGATCGGCAACGTTTCCTTGAGCAACTGATTGGCAATGCGCACCGGGTCTTCAATATCGGCAAGCGCTCGACGAACGGTCAACTCCTCGATCGCCTTACGCGGAACCCACGCTTCCCACTCTTCCTCAGATGGCATGAGATGCACCTCCTCGACACCATCCTAATGCCCCATAGCGAAGCACACAATCTTTGTCAAGCCTGACGACTCTCGTCACCGCTCACGGGGCGATCTCATTATGACGAAAATCGACATCTGATATTTTGCTTTTCTTGAGTGACGAAAATCGACACCTTCAATTTCACCCAAATGTGAGTCAGAGACGTCGTGGAACAAATCAACTAAATCCGGACATAATATAGTTCTTCCCCCTATACCCCCTATGTCCGATTTGTCCCGCTATACCCCCATATGGGGGATTTATGCGATTTTGTACCATATGCGCGCATATGTACTATGTATGCACATATGTAGTACATATGTGCATACATACTATGTATGTGCATACATACCACATATACCCTATGTCCACATATGTACCATATATGCCCTATATACCCTATACACCACATATACCATATGTCCGATATAGGCCCGTATAGGGGGATGTACCCCATAGTCCCGATCTTGTGCCAACCCCAGCCTGCCCAGAATGTCCTATTTTACCCCCCTTTATCCGGACATAGGGCCATTTAGGGGGACAAATTTTGCCCTACTAAAAGAGGATAAATCCGGACATTACGGAAAAGTCCGACTCCCAAGGGGGGAGTAAAGTTGGTCTTGAAAGGAAGGAGGCAAGATCAAAGAGCGCAAGGGGCGCTCCGGACAAACACGCCTTACTACCGAAAGGAGGGTAAATCGGACATCCCAGACATGTCCGACGCGTCGGCTATGGGCGACAAATCGGACATTCCCTACAAATCCCCCCATATGCGGTCGTATCTTGATAATTGCACAGTGGCGTGACATATCGGAAATGTCCGATTTAGTTGCTTTGCCCCGTCGTTTCCGGAAATGGGCGGAAATGGGTTGGTAAAGCGTGACTTGTCCTAAATCGGGGGCATTGGCCGATATGACCTGACGTATCACCTCATGTCTACCTAAACCGGGGCAAATCGGACATTGCACGTTCAAACCGGACATTGGAGACATCATGGGCATTAAGGTCGAACTCCCCATTATCGGGACATACTACGAAATTAAGGGTATTCCCGGACATGCTAGCACAATCTGGGAGATTCAGCGCGTAACGGTCGTTCTGGGCGAATCGGACAGTAAGGACATTCCCACA